GCTTTAGAAATGTTCAAGGATGATCCTTATAAAATTGATTTGATCAACGGATTAGAAGATGGAAATATCACAATCTATCGTCAAGGTGAATTTGCGGACTTGTGTCGTGGACCTCACGTTGAGACAGTTAAGATGTGTAAAAACTTTAAATTGTTGAAACATTCTGGTGCTTACTGGAAAGGTGATGCAAACAATAAAATGCTTCAACGTGTTTATGGTATTTGTTTCGATACAAAAGAAGAATTGGAAGCTCACTTAGAAGCTTTAGAAGAAGCTAAAAAACGTGACCACAAGAAATTAGGGAAAGAAATGGGCTTATTCACAATTAGTGAATTTGCGCCAGGTATGCCTATCTTCTTGCCAGATGGAATGATTTTACGTAACATCTTGGAACAATACTGGTACCAAGAACACGCAAAAGAAGGATACCAATTCATTAAGACTCCAATTATGATGTCAAAAGAATTGTGGGAATTGAGTGGACACTGGGATCACTACAAAGACAATATGTACACTTCAATGGTCGATGATCGTGAATTCGCAATCAAACCAATGAACTGTCCAGGAGCTTTATTAGTATATAATTCAACTTTACATTCATATAAAGATTTACCATTGCGTTTAGGGGAATTAGGACAAGTACACCGTCACGAAGCAAGTGGTGCATTGAATGGATTGTTCCGTGTGCGTACATTCACACAAGATGATGCGCATTTATTTGTAACTCCTGATCAATTGGAAGAAGAAGTTAAAAAAGTATTACAATTGGTAGATCGTATTTATTCTGTATTTGGTTTACCATATGAAATTGAATTATCAACACGTCCAGAAAGTGGATATATTGGATCTGAAGAAATCTGGGATGCTTCAGAAAAAGCATTGGCACAAGCTTGTGTTCACGCAGGTAAAGAATATAAAGTAAATCCTGGAGATGGTGCATTCTATGGACCTAAATTGGATATTCATATCAAAGATAGCTTAGGACGTGTATGGCAATGTGGTACTGTACAGTTGGATATGAACTTGCCTGAAAGATTCGAATGTAAATATGTAGATGCAGATGGAACAAAGAAAACTCCAATTATGTTACACCGTGTAGTTTATGGATCAGTTGAACGTTTCATTGGTATTTTGATCGAACACTTTGGTGGACACTTCCCATTATGGTTAGCTCCACGTCAATTTGTGGTAATTCCAGTACACCACGAAAAACATGTTGAATACGCAAATAAAGTATGTGATGCATTAACAGCATTAGGAATGCGTGCAACAGTAGATTCTCGTAACGAAAAATTGGGTTATCGTGTTCGTGAGGCGCAGCTACAAAAGGTTACTTACCAAATCGTAGTTGGTGATGGAGAGCAAGAAAATAATACAGTTACAATTCGTCAGAGTGGTAAAAAGGATAGTGTTACATTATCTTTAGATGAAGCTTTAGCTAAATTTAAAGCTGAAGTAGACAACAAAACATTGTTTGGAAAGTAAGAGTTTAGAGGTCAAAAATTGACCTCTAAATTTTTTTTATTTTTTATCTTTTTTAAAAAAATTGCTTGCAATAAGTTTTTATCCATGTTATTATTAACGGGCGTTACGGATAACGCAGGTTGTTCTAAAAAATAAGTATTCTGGAAATATTCTTGGAGAAGTACTCAAGTGGCTGAAGAGGTGCCCCTGCTAAGGGTATAGGTCGGGAAACTGGCGCGAGAGTTCAAATCTCTCCTTCTCCGCCATCTTATTTTTGGAAAATTATGGTCCAGTGGTGTAGTGGTTAACATGCCTCCCTGTCACGGAGGAGATCGTGGGTTCGAGTCCCATCTGGACCGCCATTCATGCAGATGTAGTTCAATGGTAGAACACAGCCTTGCCAAGGCTGATACGGGGGTTCAATTCCCCTCATCTGCTCCATTGAATTTTAAGCCTTTATTTAAAGGCTTTTTTATTTGTCTTGGGGTATATTGGGGTACAATTTGATATTAAAATATTGAATTATACCCCTTTTTTGCATATTATGGACATATAAGAGGGCACAAAAAATGGCAGTGGAATTAGATAAGAAGACAGGAAAATATATGTTTGCCGGGAAAATATACAAAGATGGCAAATGTATAAAGAGATATCGTAAGCGTGGTTTTGATTCTAAATGGGAAGCACAAAAAGCTGAGGTTGAATTCAGGAAAGATTTCTTTATGCTTCCATCCGATATGAATTTTGACAGACTGTATAAAGCTTTTAAAGAATATAATAAAAAGTATGTAAAAGAATCAACGCTAAAATCAGATGAATATTTGTACAATGTTCTTTCTAAGGAAATGAAGGATATTGATTTTCTAGATAAAAGGCAAATGCAAAACTTGATCAACAAATTTGATGAGAAATATTCAAAGGCATATGTATCAAGAATATATTTCTTTTTAAATAAGCTATATAAATTTGGTGTTACTTCTGAATACATTCCAACCAATCCAATGACATATGTAAAACGAGATCTTAGATTGAATGAAAGAAAAGAAGAAATGACAATATGGCAGCAATATGATTTTGATTTGTTTATTGAAGAAGTAGATGAACAAATGATGAAATGTTTTTATTCTGTTTTATTCTACATGGGATTACGAAAAGGTGAAGCCATGGCCCTACAATGGAAGGATATTGATTTTAGGAAGCAAACGATAGATATCAACAAAACATATAGATACAAAGAGAAAGATCCTAATAAATGGCTTACACCACCAAAAACAAACAATAGCTATAGAACTATCACAATGCCTAATACACTCTCTAAAATGCTTCGAGAATGGTTTTTAGAATGTTCTAAATGGGATGATTTCACAAAAGATAAATTTGTGTTTGGATATTACAAACCAATATCACCTCAGACAGTACAAAGAAGATTTGATGATGCATATAATAAGGCAAAAGAAAAAGATGATGGATTGCCTAAAATAAGAATTCATGATTTTAGACATTCACATGCATCATTTCTAATTAATAATATGGCAGGAGCTGGATTCTCAGATTTTGACATAGCCAAACGCTTAGGAGATACAGTTGAAACATTGCACAGTACATATGCACACTGGTTTGATACAAAAGATAAGAGTATTGTAGATATGATGAATAAGTTGTTGTAAATGTGACATAAATAATGTCTATTTATGAAAGAATATAAAATGAAAAACAGATAGTGTATGCTGCTCAACACCACTATCTGTTTTTCATTCTCTGCTAATCTTTTCTTGAGGGAATAGAAAAAAGCCTAAAATATTTATCATGTACACATGAATAATAACATCACATTTTAAAAAGAGTAATGAAAAATGCAAAATATTAATAAATATTTACAAAGCAAAATCAGTTATTAATAATATAACCAAAAGTTCACTAAAAATTCTACCCCCCCCCGAAAAAAATTCGAGACTGGTAATGTAATATATAACCATTTGCACATTTTAGTATTATGTTTGTACAATTTAACACAAAACAGGCATTGACATATAAAATTTAAGACTTATTATATTAGAATAAGGAAAACGTTTTTCTTTTTATTCATAGAAAATGAATGGAAAGGGATGATCTTATGGAAAGGGATTTATGGATAACGAAATTAATTATCCTAGCAGAAAAACTTAACGTGGATGATCTGCAAATTCTGTATAATCATGCACAAAGACTGCTGTTATCATCTAAAAATGAATAACACTAATACCTATAGGTATTTACGCGCAAATTTAAAAGAAGGATACTAAATTTAAGAAAAAAAGAGAATCTCAATTGCGGAAAGATTTGAATGCTATTAAGACTAAAATTTGGTCTGATGAAGTAGTTGGCAAAGAAGAAATAAAAGCTAGGGAATTTACCCTAGCTTTATTATTATTTAAATTTAACGGCAGTTCCGTACATTTGCATATAAAAATGTTGAAATCCGTTAGTGTCTAGATTTAGTTCTTCTTTCATGCCAATAATAGCATCTGCACCCATATAATATGCACGCTTTTTTAATTCTTCTACCGAAATAAAAAAAGCTTCATCAAATTGAGTGTGACCATTTCCTAACAAATCTTTTGTGGATGCTGAAATATCACCTGTACTGAATAATTCTATCATCCCCGATAATGCTCCTATCGATTCTGTTATGGATGCGTTTTGATTAACTAGTTGATTTTGATCTTTTAATGCATTGATTACACTACGATATTCTTTTTGCTTTTGAAAAATCATTTTCCCTGATCCTGCATCATTGATTTGATAAAATACGGGGCCAATAATATCATATTCACGTTTTATATCTGTTGTGGTGACGAAAATCTTCTGGATTTGAATTAAGTCATGTCTATGTTTTAAGTCGTTTAATGGTTCTCCACTATATTCAGGTACTCCATAAGATGATATTTCTATTTTGATTGATTCTTTTTTATCATCAGTTAAAGCTTTCCATTCTTCCACATCAATTGGTGTTTGAATCATTTTCCCATTGCAGTTAGAACAATTATCTTTATTTCCTTTTAATCTAGAAACTGTTTTTCCACAATTAGGGCAATAATAAACTACTTTTTCCATTACTGTTCCTCCATAAATAAGCTGTGTACATACCTATTTTATAACAATAAAGAGTAACAAGCTATTTCTTGTTACTCTTTTCTTTTTCTCTTTTAGCTAATTCTCTATTTACAATTGACCACAAATAATCTGCAACTTGTTGCTTTATATCCGGCGGTGCTTCAAGGTATCCTCGCACAAGCCATTTATCTTCTGGCTTTAATCCATAATCTTCGATTAGCTGATCTATTTTTGAATCAGGTATAGAAATGAACATATCGTCTCCAATACCTTCAGTTAACCATACATAGTCAACGTTGAATTCTCGACATATAGAATTGATGGTTTGGCTTGATGGATTGGTAGTTCCTTTTTCAATGTTATTGATTGAACCTTTTGAGATACCTATTTGTTTACCGAATTTTTCCATACTCAAATTAAAATGTTTACGTATTTTATATATTCTCGACCCTATATGTTCTTCCACGATTTTCACCTCTTAACTGCTTACACTGTGATTATACATTAAAAAGTATGCCGAGTATACAAAAAAACAAATTATTTGAATAATTTAAAGTTGACATAGTATGCAACGCATACTTATAATGTATGTGTAACATACAAAAAGTATTTTAAAAGGAGGGATGTAATGACTGATGAGGAAAATGTCACTAAAGAAGCTTTGGATACGCTCGAAAAGATGGGATATGACATCAACGAGTATGATCGAGGTTTTATCGCATGTATTTTGACTCAGAGCAAAAGAAAAGGCTCAGAAGGAAAGGAGAACGAAGAAAAATGAAAGCATATGTGACTGTTAGAGATGTGATGCTTGTTTTACCTGTAAAAGATACACAGGCTAGAAAGATTTTACATAATCTACGCAGACAAAAAAATAAAAAGGGTGAAATATTTGAAGGATCATATCGAGACACTATGCTTGGAAAGATTCTTGCAGTTCCCACTCCAATATTTGTTGAGTATTTTCCTGAGACTAAAAGTGCGCTTAATGACATTTGGAAGGAACAAATAAAAAGCACTCTTGGACAAGAGTGCTAGGGCAGCAGCCCTGCATAAATTAACCACATGATTATTATATCACAGAAAATTAAAGGAGTAATGAAAATGGCAAAAAAAGAAGAAAAAGAAAATTGGGTGATTCCCAATTTCGATAACTATGAGATCAGTAAGGTAGATGACAAGTATCTCATTAATTTGAAACCTAAGCCAAAAAATTATGTAGTTGCATGTACATTCATTAATATTGCTTTACTTGCATTGAATGTATGCGTATTTTTATCTACTAAGGTGTTGGCTACAACAATCATCCAGGTAGTTAAGTAATATGACTAAGGATGAGCTACAAACAAAAATAGACGGGTTCATAGAAGAAGAAACAGCGGATGAAAAAAGTAAGAATACCATTCGTAAATACAAGCATGTTGCTACTTTGTTTGTTAACTCATTGCCTGATGGTGAAATAAAAAAGAGCGATATAGTTACTGTTAAAGATAAACTGCTGCATGATTATAAAATCAGTACAGTAAACAACTATATTGTGATCATTAATAAATTTATCAAATATAGCGAAATCATTGATTCTGATGATGATTTTAATTTTCTTAAGCTAAAGAAATATTATTCAAAGAATTTATTGAAGAACGTAAGAGTCCAGAAAGATGATTCTTTGGATGATATTCTAGAACCCAATGAATTTCAAAGGCTATTGAAAAAAGCCCGTGAAATCAATCGTATGGACTTATACGAGATCATGAAGGTGTTTGGGTATACGGGAATTCGGTTGAGTGAATTACAGTTCTTCACTGTAGAAGCAGTAATGGATGACAATGTGTATGTTATGAACAAAGGAAAAGGTCGAGGAATCATTCTACGTTCAGACTTGCGCAGAGAGCTTCTAAAATACTGCAAGGACAACAAAATTGAAGAAGGGTGTATATTTACATCTTCTGATAAGAAAAGCCCTGTAAATGCTCGTGTGTTGTCTAGAGATTTAAAGATGATTGCTGGTAAATGCAGAGGGATTAAGCTTGGAAAAGTACATCCTCACGCATTCAGACATTTGTTTGCAATTCAGTATTTGATGCAGAATGGTGAAAATGCGATTGCAGAACTTGCGGATATTCTTGGACATTCTAGTTTAGAAACCACAAGGATCTATGTTCGTACAACAAGGAAAATGAAAAAGCAGAATCTTGAATCATTGAGTTATGCGAAAAGGAGTAGGTAAAGAGGTAATTATACAATACGGGAGAAACAAATGAAAGAAGCTACTAATGTTAATACAGGAGATGTTATTCAGGTTCAAAATGCATCATATGAGGTTCTACAGGTAGTTCCTGATGCAGTTTATATGTTTGAAGAATATGGAATAACAGCTGCACTTGTACAAAGAAAAAACATTTCTTGCATGGGTGCAGCATATCGTTTTTATCAGGTAGATGGAAGGCTTTTTGAACTTGTGATTCTACCTAAAAGTAATACAAGGAATAGAAAGAGAATAAAGGAGATATCTTTATTCTGAGGATAGAAAATGAAACACAGTTTTGATGCAGAAATTGCGAATGAATATGGAGTTGAAATAGCTATCATGTTCGATATGTTTTGTTTTTGGATCAGCAAGAACGAAGCAAATAACTACAATTTCCAGGACGGGAAATATTGGACGTTCAATACATATGAAGGATTGCATAAAATGTTCCCGTATTGGAATGTTCAAAAGATAAAAAGAATCTTAAATAAAATGGTTGAACTGGACTTGTTAATCAAGGGAAACTATAACGAAAATCCATGGAATCATACAACTTGGTATGCGTTTGGAGAAGTAGGACAAAAGCTAAAAAGTGCTTTAAGTATCGATTGGTCAAAAGTGACTAATCGAACGGTCGAAAATGGCAATTGTAGAATAGTCAAAAATGACCAATGTACAATGGTCAAAAATGACCAATCTAAGACAGTTAATAAAACATTTATATACACAGTTAATAAAAGAAATATAAAAGAAAGTTCCGACGACACTGATTTATCAGCATCAGAAACAATCCCTTATGTTGAAATTATTGACTACTTGAATTCTAAATGTTCAAAGCATTACAAACACAGTAATCGCATTGCTAGAGAGAAGATTCATGCTAGATGGAATGAGGGATTCAGATTAGAAGACTTTAAGCTTGTGATTGATGTTAAAGCTTCTGAATGGGTAAACGATACAGAGATGAACAAGTATCTAAGACCTGACACGTTGTTTGGATCTAAGTTTGAAATTTACTTAAACAGTGTAGCACCTAAACAAAAAACAAATAATTTTGTGATCACGAAAGGAATGAAGATGTAATGCAGGATATCAGTGAAATAATCAAAAAACAAAATGATGCGAACAATGAGAAATATCTTAAAAGCAAACATTGCCAAAGTGATTGTGACAAATGCATGGCAGCCGGGGCATGTGGTATTTGGGAAAAGCCAGCGTATTATGACGGGAAATACTTGGTGGCTCCAACAAAGGTGTTCTGTTCAAAAAGAAATGACTGTGAGAAACTGTCAAGCTATCGCAGTGAGTGGATTGAGAAGAACAAAAAGAACAGTGGTTTAAAAGATTTGTTGAACAAACGAATCAATAGTTTTAATGCATCTGATCCTTGGCAGGAAGCAATCAAAAAAATGGCAGTGAATTACATCCAGGATTGTAAAAACAATTTTGCAGAACACATGCCTTGCAATTGGTTGATGTTTTTAGGACAGAGCGGATGCGGTAAAACACATCTATGTTCAGGAATCAGTAATTGGTTGTTAGAACAAAATAAACGTGTTCTGTACGTCAGATACATCGAGTTGAGTAATTCTATTAGCAACTTTGATTATTCGCTTCTAGAACGTGCTAAACACGCTCAAATCTTGTATCTAGATGATTTATTCAAATCTAGTGCTAATCGGTTGGATGATAAAGCAATCTTTGATTTGATTGATTATCGCTATAACAACAACATGCAGACGATCATATCCTGCGAAAGAACAAGCCAGGAAATGATCGATATAAATGAAGCGGTAGTTGGACGAATTGTTGAAAAGTGCAATGGTTTCTTCTTTGAAATTGAGAAAGAGCCTGGAAAGAATTACAGGTTGAACTGATGGCACGAAAAATATATGGAATATACAAGGATGATCTTCCTGCTTGTATTGGAACAGAATATGAATGTGCATTGTTTTTAGGAACAACAATCAATACATTTAGATCCATGTGTTCCAAACAGAAAAAAGGAAAAATAAAGCGTTCAAGGAATGGATTTATAATCGTAAAAATATGCGAAGAATTGGAATTGGAGGAAATAGAATGATTGAATCAAAAGTGATTGAAAAATTCATGGAAGAGAATGGTTTAGAACCATATGATGCATTTGATGTGGATGGTGAGTTTAAGCAATGCAACCCACTGTATTTTAATGAAGATTTAGAGTTACGATCAATGGAATTTGATTCTAGAGATCTTGATTTCTTTGGTGGGAAAGAGTGTTTATATAGATTATTAACCGGTAAAGATCATGTTGAAGTTGTTGCCGAAGAAAAGAAAAATCTTGTTTGTAAGGTATCTGTTAAAGGATATGTTATGTCGGATGAAGAATTTGATTATTTAAAAAAAGCATGTTGTATAGCAAGTGATGTTGCGTCTGAAAAAGACGAAAAAAACATTTATAGAAATTTGCAAGAATATTTAGCGACAGGTGAGATAGACTAATGGATTACATGATGTTAGAACCAAGCACAAATAAATGCATGGGGTTCACAACAGATACAGATGTAATGCGTGAGTTAGGATAAACATTTTGCCAGTTTAAAAGGTTTGTAATGCAAGGTAAAGAATACAATGGTTGCATTCTTATTGAAGATGAATCAAACAGTACTTAAAAAGATAGAAGAAAGCAGATTGTTTTGAAAAGGGTGTAAACAAATGGAAAAAATACAGATTTTAGAATTGTTTGGAGGTATCGGTTCTCCAAGATGTGCGTTGAGGAACATAGGGGTTGATGTAAAAGCAATTGACTATGTAGAGATAGATGAAAAAGCAGTTCGTTCTTATAATGCAATGTTTGAGAGTGAGCTGCCATATAAAACTCAATCAGTTGTTGGTTGGAATTTAAGACCAGACATTCTGATTCATGGTTCTCCATGCCAAGACTTCTCAATCGCAGGGCATCAGAAAGGTGCAGATGAGGGGTCAGAAACAAGAAGTTCGTTGATGTGGGAGACAATACACATCATTCAACAGATGGGTGTATGGAAGCCTAGATATGTGATTTGGGAAAATGTGAAGAATGTAAGAAGTAAGTATATGGTGCATAACCACAACAGATACATTCATGAAATGTACAAAATGGGATATACAAGTAGCTTTGAAATTCTAGATGCTAGAGATTTCGGCTTACCACAAAACAGAAAAAGAGTATTCACAATATCTATATTAGGGAATGAAATGTTTGATTTTGATGATCTTATAAAAACTCCAATGAGAAGTGTTTGGGATTACATACAAGACGATAAAGATGTTTCTGATATATACACAATCAAAGCACCTTCAATGCTTGAAAAGATTGATCCAACAAACTTCGATAATGCACCATTGAAGAAATTGTCGGTAATCAAAAACTATGCAATGACGATTACAACGAAACAAAACAGAAGTCCTAACAGTGGAATTGTAAAAAGAGCAAATGGGGAATGGAGATATTTAACAGAGCGAGAGTGTTGGAGATTACAGGGATATACAGATGAGGATTTTGACAATGCAGCAAGAGTAAATCCTGGGAAAGAGGGATGCATGAACAGTGCATTGTACAAGCAAGCTGGCAATTCAATCCCTGTACCAATCTTCGAAAGTATATTCAGAAAGATAATACTGAATCAAACAGATTCAAGTAGCAAGTGAAATAGATTGTTTTAAAAAAGTGAGGAAAATATGAAACTAGAATGGAAAAAATATAGCTTTGGATGGCAAAAAGAAACACGACTCGTATTGATTGATGACGATAATGTAAGCAGAGCGATTGCAATAATTGTAGAGTACCAGAAGGACAAGAGTGATCCGAAATCATTTTATGTATATTGCACATTGCATTTTGGAGAAATGGAAGGCCTTTTTGATTCGTTTAAAAGTTTCGAAGAAGCAAAAATGGCAGCATTACAATTTGCAAAAAATGATGCGATAAAAACAATGAAAGAATTAACGTATATCATAAATTTTATTGATGAATAAAAGGAGAAACAAATGACAAGTACAGAAATGATTGAAGATATGTTGGAAAGACAAAAGAAATATGATGCAGAAGTATTTAAGAAGCATAATATTACAAGTGTTTCTAGACAACAACTAGAAAGTGCATTATTTGATGAATTAGGAGAATTGATGCACGCTCAGAAAGCTGATTGGTGTTGGTGGAAGTTCACACAAGAACCTAAAGATGAAGCTAAAGTGTTTGAGGAATATATAGATGTTGTTCACTTTGCATTGATGTATGAAATTAATTATGGAGCTGGATGTTATGAGAATGAGGACATTGAACGTAATCATAGAATGATAAAATCGGATTCATGTCTTGGACAAGCGTTTGTGTATAGTTGTGTAATCTGTAGGACAAGAGATGATGAAATATTAGCTTACGTAATCGCACTAGGATTGCATATAGGTTATTCGATTGGAGAAATTTATAAAGAATATATTCGTAAGAATGAGATCAATAAAGAAAGGTTAGCAAATGGGTATTAATTATGTGGATTAGAAGCCAGGATAAAAAAGATTTGATTAATTGTAAAAAATTAGGCATTAGAAAAAGGCTAAACGAGCACGTGGTTGTATCGATATCTGAATTCGGTGATTTCTACCCACTTGGAAGTTACTCAAGCGAAGAAAAAGCTTTAAAGGTATTATATGAAATTCAAGATGCCATTGAAGATACGGGCTTTTACAGGATTGATAATATTGGTCATGGTACTTACGCATTTAGTAAAGGTGTTCAAGTTTATCAAATGCCACAAGATGAGGATGTGATTGTATGAACAGTAACGAAGACAAATATTGGGAATATGACGAAATAGAACAGAATTATAAACTTCATTTCACAAGATTTTACGAAGATGAAATTATCGCAACTGTATATGAAGATGAAGAGTTTTCTCAATTCTATGCGGATTTTGAGATTGAAGATATATATGAAAGTGACGAGCCTTATGATTTATATGCAGAAACGATTGAAGAGGCTAAATTGGAAGCAGAAGAAAAAATTCTTGAGCTTGTTCAAGAGCAAGTTGAATATCTGCAAAGTTGGATTCATAAGTTTAAATCAATTGATTAGGAGAAAGAAAATGACAGAAAAAGATTTAGATGAATTTGAAAAAGAATTCGGATTTAAATTGTTACCTACATCATTCAAAAAGCCTTTATCAGAAATTACAAAAGATGAATACAGAGAACGTATTGAATACTTATACAACGCAATTATTAATGATGATTCAAATGATGATGATTTAATGATTGAAGAAAGAATTGATACATTAATTAAAGTGTATGAAGGATGCATTGATGAGAACAACCAAAGTATCAAAAAACACAAAAATCTTTTAATCGAGAAATTGGACGATAGGAATTATGGGTATCCTAAATTATATGTCGAAATAATAGAAGAATATATGAGAGAAAATGAATTGTTTGAAATGTTTATTGAATCGTTAAAATATGCAAAAACAGGAGAAAGAAAATGAATAACAATAAAAAGGAGATGCATAACGATAAATATATTCTTGATGCATGCTGTGGGTCTAGAATGTTCTGGTTTGACAAAAGTAATAAGAACACAGTTTTTATGGATAATCGAGTATTAGAAGATACGTTATGTGATGGAAGGATATTATCTGTAAATCCTGATGTAATAGGCGATTTTAGAAATATTCCATTTGACGATAACACATTCAAATTAGTTGTATTTGACCCACCACATTTGATTCATGCAGGAGAAAATTCTTGGTTGGCCAAAAAATACGGTGTGTTAGATATCAATACTTGGAAAAAAGATATTAAGCAAGGGTTTCAAGAATGCATGCGAGTATTAGAAGATTGTGGGGTTCTTATTTTTAAATGGAATGATGAGCAAATTAAATTTGGCGAAATTTTAAAAGTTATTGATTATAAGCCTTTATTTGGCGACAAGAGAGGTAAAACACGATGGACAGTGTTTATGAAGGAGAAAGAAAATGAATAATGAAGAATTGAAAAAAAACTTAGAAAAGGAAAGAAAAAAGCAAAGAGAAGATGTCATAAAAATAAATACTTTTATCAGATTAGATAAAAGCAGTGCTTCTGAAATAGATAAACAAATCGAGCAAACTTATCTATCTTTGCAAAAGAATATTAAATTTGTCTGTACCAATAAAGACTTGATGAACAGTATGCTAGATGAATTAGACTATATTGTTTACGCATCAAAGCTATACGGTGGAAAGCACGTTATGGAAGAATTGGATAATCGTTACAGAAATAAATTAATGAGTTAAAAGGAGAATGAAAATGAATAAATACCAAAAAGCATTAAATACAATTGTTGATGCCATAAGGGATTACGTGTCATATAGAGAATTTGATTTGTTGCCTAGTGAAAATGAAATATACGGTGCAATGGCATTACTTAGAAAATTAGTTAATAAAGCAGATTCATTTGAATGGATTCCTGTTTCTAAAAAGCTTCCAGATGAGCATGATAGCATCTTTGCTAAATTGTATGAAACAGATGTAGTGAACGATATGCTTTGGAGAACGCGATCAAAAGAGGTGCTTGTGACTATTGAATATGAAAATGGTGCAAGAACTGTTAAATCATCACATACAACTGATGGCAAATGGTGGATAGAAAAGGAAACTACATTAAGTAAATTTAAAGTTATAGCTTGGATGCCAATGCCTGAACCTTATAAGGAGAATGAAAATGAATGAGATTAAAATACCTTCAATTGAATTTGTTCGATTGAAAAAAGGAATTACAGAAGAAGAATTAAATGATTACATGGAAGAAAATGGTGATGGTAGCTTTTTTGTTTATTTGAGATACAAATATGATTTTGAAGAAGAATGGACTTATTCGATTGAATGTGCATTATATGATTATTGCAGGTTTACTGTATGTTGGTTAAATGATTGGTATGAAGGTCAACAAAATGTTGAGTATTTGGCTATAAGCAAATTAGGAGGTGAATATGACTGCTGAAGAAATGTTTATAAAATTAGGATTCACAAAAAAAATAACACCAAACACTTTTATAATGTATGGATGCGTAAATATTACTACACCACGACTTATTGCGTTTGATAAAGTATCTAGACGTATTGCAGTTAAAGATGTACTAGGAGATAAATTAATAACAAAAAGAGACATATCGGCAAGTGAATTAATGGCGATTATCCAACAATGCATAGAACTCGGATGGTTAGAAGAAGAAACTTGTACAAATTTATCAGATTATAATTCAACGGATTTATTTAAATGTTCTAATTGTGGGATTGAATTAGGTGAGTATCGACAATTTGAAATTGATGAAGATTATGGAGATAGATATGGTAATCAATACAAACCAAAGTATTGTCCAAATTGTGGAAGCAAGATTGTAGATTGAGGTTGATATAATGAACGCAGAACAGATGTTTACTGAATTAGGTTTCAGAAAATGTGACGGAGTTTATAGAGAAGGCGAAACGTTGCTTTATGAAAAAAATATATGTGATGGCAGAGATGTGCTATATGTGAGATTCCTACATGGCATGGTTCGTGTAACTGAATTAGCTAATTATGTGTATAACATAGACGGAAAATTAATGAAGGCTATTTACAAGCAGATGGAAGAACTGGGTTGGCTAGATTCAGAAAGAAAAGCTATTTATCATCTTACAAAGTTTGAATATGATTTACTAAACGAAGATAAAGAAATACATGAGTGGTATTTTAAATGCTTTGATCATTTAATGAGATTGAAAGAACAAGGTCATTTTAAAGATGTGAATATTGAAAAGCAGATTGGTGAAATCTTATTGAATTGTGAGGTAATCAAATAATGCAGAAAGCTAGATTATTATATTTAGTTGATAAATACGAAAATGAATTGATTAGTAGTACTAGAAAATACAAAAGTTATTATGTCGGTAAGATTGGAAACGTAGTACACAAACAAAATATACGTGGAATTGTCAGCTCAAATGAATATTTATATGACATTGAGTTTGATGATGGTGCTAGATTTTGCGTAGACAGAGAACAGATTGAATTTATCGAAGAGAATGAGTGATGATTTATTTTATTGCAGGATTCTTTTTCGGTAGCATTGCAGCAATGATGTTGTATTCGATTGTTGTATCTGGAAGAATCAACAATTTAGAAGATCAGAATGAAGTGTTAATGCACGAATTGGAACAAAAGAAAAAGGACTTGCGAGCATACAAATGTATGTATCGCAGTTCTTATGAAGGATTTGAGAGCATGCGTAAAAAGGAGATTAAATAATGAGTGGTGGAAGTTATTGTTATATGTTTAACCGAATTGAAGAAGAATATGTAGGTAGAATGTTTGATTCGCAATTAAATAGCATGATGAAAGATTTAGTTGAAGTTCTACACGATTTAGAATGGTGGCAATCATGTGATTGTGATGAAAAACGTTATCGTGAAAAAGTTACTAAGTTCAAAAAGAAATGGTTCAAACAAACTAATATCGATGTACAAAAGCAAATTGAATCAGAGTTTGAACGTACTAAAAATGAATTGTTGAAAGAGTTTGATTACTTAAAGGATGATGAATAATGAGTGTGACTGATTTTAGAAAGGAAAAAGATGTTAAAGAAATACAGGATTAAATATATCAAAGACAATAATATTTGTGTGATGGAAGTTATGGATGAATCAAAAAGCATGGCAATGTATAAGTTCTATATGAAATATCCATCATGCAGCATTGAGGAAATTGAAGAGATTGCATAGGAGAGAAAATGAGTAAAACGGATTATGAAGAATATGTAGATGTTCAGGTGGATACACTGATTAAAAAACTTGAAATGTTCAAGATCTATGAAAGAAAGTTTAAATCGTTGGATGGAATTTTGAAGGATTTGGAAGTTCGTAAAAAAGAATTTTCAGATCCAAAATCTCCATCGTTTGAACAAAGGTTGGATTCAAAGAAAAATAAGGATATTACAAATGATGTTCTTGTAAAGTTTATTTCAAAAGAAAAAGTGCTTGAAGACGACAAGAATCTTATCTTAGGAAAGATGAGAGAAGTTGAAACAATTATTGATCTTATTCCAAATGATGATGTTCGTTTATATATGAAACGTCATTATATCGATGGAGAGTCGTTTGAGAAGCTTTCAGGAGAAAAGTACTGTAGCAGAATGAAAATGTTTTACGCAATAAAAAAAGAGCTTAAAAAGCTCGTTATGGGAGATTTGAACAAATGAAAAAAATATTATGTGCAATTTTAGGAATGACAATGTGTCTAGGTTTGGTAGGATGCCAAGAATCAGATACAGCTAATCATAATTTAAGAGTGGATGCAAACAACTTTAAAATATCGAGAAAGGTTGTGGCATTAAATACTAGAACAAATGAACCGTTGTTTTCTGTTGAAGGAAAAATATCTATTGAAACAGATAGTGATGGCGATTTGAATGTAACGATTAAAACTGGAAAAGATAAATATAAATTGTTCTATGCACATTTATCAAAAGATGTAACATATACAAGTATTCAGACCGATTCGGTAAAAGAAAATCCGTATGGATATAAAATAACATTCTTTCCTGCTAAAGAAACGATTGAACATGGCTTGATTAACGTAGAAGATACAAATAAATAAACACATTATAGCATGGCTCAAAAATTCATAAAGTTTTTATTTTAGAAAAGTGTTACAAAGTAGCCTATTTACTAGGCTTTTAAAAGGTTTGTAGTTGGTCTGATAATATATAGTTATCGGACATAGAAAAGAGGGATAAAATGAATAAATTATACAAATTATTAATGGTTGGAATGATTGGCATTTCATTATTTGGATGTGCATCTGTGGATCGTTGGGGTACTGATGTAAAATCAGATTTGAATGGTGGATTGAATAGAATAATCAATGTGTATACAGCAGATGGAAAAATTATAGCTAGCTATGAAGGTAGAATTGATATTGAATCATTGACAAGTGGAGCTGTAAAATTTGATTATGATGGAAAAAGATATATTTATTATAATTGTTTTGTAGAAACGATTGCAGATAAATAGGAACGGTATCATGGAACGTGTTGGATACTTAAAAATTATGCCGTGTTATAACAGATGGTTTATAATTTTGCATAATGATGAAGGATGGGGTTATGAGTATAATCTCACCAAAAAGAAATATAAAAAGCTTGATAAGTTTATTGTCAACGATGGAATAAAGTATAGATATAGACAAGATGCTCATGGACGTGATGGGTTTAAAAGAATTATAGTGCTTGATCGGCAGAATTTTGAAAAAGTAATGTTTTATTTAAGAACGCATTTCAATAATGGCCGGATGTATTTAGGTAAATGTTATTATGATTTTTATGCAGAAATGACTGCTGGTCGATAGGAGTGATATTGTGAGAAAGTTTTTAGCAAAAGTGAAAAAGTTTTTTCTAATTCATAATACAGAAAGTTTATTTGTACAATATGAAGATCATATTGTATGTGTTTATATGGCAGATGAAGAGTTTTATAGGTGTAATTATGATAAGAATGGTATACTCGTTATTAAACATTATATTTGTGAACCGCAATTCAAAAGTTTATATAAAAAGTTTTTAGATAATGAAATTGATTGCTTAAACTATGAAGACGTAATGAATGGTTGCAATAAGTTTTATCTAAAATCAGATGAAGATTATAAAAAGTTTATGAGAATATTACTTGATGTGTAGAAAGTTTTTTAGGAGTGATTAAATGGACGAAAATAAGTTTTCTTATAAAGAAGTTTTTGTGAAGTATGATAATGTACAGATTAGTGTTATTTGTTCTAAGATGGTTGAAAAAGTTTTTGAATACAATGCGCATGATGATGAAGATGTGTCTGTGAATTATGTTTATTATGTGAAGAAAGAAAAGTTTTATCAGTTGCTGGAAAAGTTTTTTGACGGTTCGATTCTATGCAAATATGAAGAATATAAAAAGTTTTTTCCAACATCTCAAGAACAACTTGAAAAAGTTTTTATGATCCTGGATAAGTAAGGGGTGTTTGAATGTTTGAAGACAAGTTTTTAGATAGACGCATTTATATAAGCTATAAAGATACAGCAATAGTTGTTGTATGTTCAGATTATGAGGAAATTATATCTTTAGAAACAGATATTTCTAAAGTATTACGGTATTTCATGGTCAATAAAGAAAAGTTTGATCGTTTGGTTGCAAAGTTATTGAATAAAGATATTGGAAATAATCATAAAAAGGATTCAAATTATTTTCAACTTTATTCAGAATCAAATTTACTAAAAGTGTTTACAATCTTAGATAAATAAGTTTTTCAAAATAAAGTTTTTCGGATATAATGGATGCATGAATGATTATGTAAGTTTTCTATGCACACTATTAAATATAAAGATTCCAAAAGTTTTCTTCAAAGAAAATGAAAAGTTTTATGATCTTAAAAATAAGCCAATCAAAAAAGAACTTTTTCAAGTGAAAGATACCAGCATATGCACATCATACCCTAAAGAAAATGTAATTTGTGTGAACTTGGATTTATGCAAAGATAGAAGTCTAGTTTATATATATCTAGCTCATGAAATTAGACATTTATACCAATATGCATGTGTATATAAGAAGAATCAAAAAGTGTTTTCTATAGATGAAAGAAGCGTTTCTAT